TGGATCCTACCAAATTTGGGATTTTATTGTGGATCAGCAGCTGGATTTTCTGGCTGGTAATATCATTAAGTATATCTGCCGTGCTGGCCACAAAGATCAGGAGTCTGAGATCGACGATTGGCTCAAAGTCAAAGCTTACGTTGACCGCAAAATTAAAGCACTAACCACCGATGGAAACACCTGAACACCTGATTGAACAGGCGTTTGTCTTCCGACTTGCCGCTGAACAATCCATTGATCCAGATGATGAGATGGTTCAAGAGATGCAAATGACTCTCATACGAGAGGAATTTAATGAACTTCTTGAGGCGCACATCAATGAGGATACATACGAGGATCAGATCCACACCTTAAAGGAGCTTGCTGATCTTGTTTTTGTTTGTTACCAATATGCCGTTGCTCGCGGCTGGAACCTAGACATCGCCCTCAAGCGGGTGTTTGAGTCCAACATGAGCAAGTTCGTAAACGGGAAGCCCCTCCGCCGCGAAGATGGTAAGATACTCAAGGGGCCCAACTACCAACCACCATCTCTTGACGACCTCGTATGACTGCCTTCGCTGACCTTGGAGACACCCCCAACACCATTGCCCGTACCGGACGTGTTCAGAATTGGATCGACAATCCAGAGTCCCGCCTCCCAGTCTCCTGCACCGTCTTCGTTGTTGAGGACAGCATGGAGGGACCAGAAGGAATCGAAGCCTCCTGGCGCTTTGTCTCCCACGCTCTCCGCAACGGAGCTGGAGTTGCTGTCCACCTATCTAAACTGCGCCCACGAGGCAGCGAAAATGGACGAGGACTCATGGCGTCTGGCCCTGTGTCATTTGCCCGCATCTACTCAACCCTCAACGAAACCCTGAGGCGTGGTGGTGTTTACAAGAATGGTGCTGTTGTGTGCCACCTTGACTACACCCACCCTGATGCTATTGAGTTTATCAAAGCCAGTCGTTCTGACTTGTCTTGGGTAAAGCGTTGCCTTAATGTGGACCCTGGTTTCCTTACCAGTGCTCCGCCTGAATTGATTGAAGCAACCCTTGATGGGATTAAGAAGGGTGATATTTGGCTCAACAAGATCCGCTACGACTCTGAAGGTAACCGTATTTATGGAAATGTCTGCCTTGAAGTTTATCTTCCTAGCCGTGGTACTTGTCTACTTCAGCACGTCAATTTGGGTGCTTGTAAGTTTGAAGACCTCACCCCTGCCTTTGTAGAAGGGATGACTTCTCTTGTTAATCTCCACGCCCGTACTGGTGTTGGAGAAACAGGAGAGTACCTTTCCCCTGAGGTGGATAAGCAGGTTGGCTTGGGTGTGCTTGGGTTGGCTAATTTCCTTTGTCAAAACAAAGTAACCTACAAAGAATTTGGAGAAGCCCTAGATGCTTACCTCTCGCACCAACCCACACATACACCGGCATATATCCTTGTCTCGGAGCTTGCCAAGTCAATCGAAATCGCTGCTCAAATTGCACGTCAAGCGGGCATGTCTAGGGCCTTTGCCATTGCTCCTACCGCTTCTTGTAGTTACAACAACATTGATCTTCGGGGCTACACTACCACTCCTGAGTTGGCTCCTCCTATTAGCCGCCACGTTGACCGTGACTCTGGCACATTTGGAGTTCAGTCATATGACTACCCGCCGGATGTTGAAATCGCGTCGGAAGTAGGGTGGCATGATTACCGTAAGGTAGTTGATGGGGTGGTTACCTTGTTCCGATCCACAATGCTATTTCATGGATACTCCTTTAATAGCTGGTCCGATGTGGTGACGTATGATCGTGAATTTCTAAGGGAATGGATGGCATCCTCTCAAACCTCCCTTTACTACGCTCTTCAGGTCATGCCCGATACTCAAGCAAAGGATGATGCCCTTGCTGCGCTTGATGATGACTTTAAGGATCTATTCTCCTTTGAGGAGGAAGATTGCGGCTGTCCAGTTTCCACACCAACCGACGATAACATTTGTATTCCCTGCGGAGAATAATGAACGCAACTCTTTCCCCCTACGATCAAGTAATTTCAAGAAAAAGAAAGTGGACTCCGGTTGCTGTTCAGAAGGGGAAACTCGTTGATGGGGCTGAGGATGCGCTTTACCGCGCCCTTGGCCTTCGTCATCTTGAACTGCCGGTGCGAGAGTTCCTACAACAGGGACTCGATAAAGAACTACCTAATACTCCTGGTGTTAGGGAAGCTCTAATGTCTAATCAAATGGATGAAGAGAGGCATGATCAAGCCCTTAACTATGTAGTGGCTGCTCATGGTTCAAATGAAAAGTTTGAATCAGAGGCTAAGCACATTCTTAAGGCGTGGCTGGATGCCCCTGAACATCCCCTCCTAAAAGCCGCTATCCTTGAACGCAGTGTCTTCTTCGTCATCCTCCCGTTCTTCCGATTCAATGGAGACATCGGAATCCGTACCACCGCAGCCGACATCAGCCGCGATGAACAAACGCACGTTGCCATCCACTCGATGGTCTGCTCTGAGCTGGGCCTTAAGTCCACATCAAGCCTCAATCGACTTCGTAGAGCGACTGTGGGATGGGTAGTTGATGGGCTTGGTAAATCTGAAAGCAGGTATCTTGATAAGGATTTTTGGTTGGCTCAATCTGATTCCCTCTACGAAAAAGGTAAAGCCCCCGGCCTAAAGGATACCCAACGAGCACGTATGCCTGCGTTCTTTGAGGCATCAAACAACGACCTTCCACAATATGGCTGACGCCTACTTTGACACCGAAACCATTCCTCTTACCAGTGTGATTGGTGGGAGGATTGATCTTAACACCCTTATTGAAGAACTAGATCGCATGTATCCAGACAACTATCCAGACCACGAAATGAAACCGTGGGAAGCTGGACGTATGGCTGGAGTGATTGAAGTGATTCGATTCCTTAAATCAAAACGTAAACTTTAGACTCATGTGTCTTTCTCCTAAAATGCCTAAGGCACCGGAACCGCCAACCCCGGCCCCCACTCCGGTTATTACAAGTACGGAGCCCACAACGGTTAAACCCACGCGGAGTAAGCGTGAATCCCTCCAACAAGCAAGTAAGGGTACCTCTAGTTTGAGTATTCCCCTTAGCACTGGAGGAGCCTCATCGGCTATGACTCCTTCAATGACTAACCTTAGTATTGGTAAATAACAAATGGAAAATCAATCTGCCGCAAGTCGTTACGCAAAGCTGGCAAGCGACAGAACGATCTTTCTCGATACTGCTAGGGATTGTGCGGCCCTTTCTGTTCCTTATCTTCTGACTCCTACTGGGGTTGTTAATGGACAGAAGCTGCCCACTCCTTGGCAATCCATGGGCGCTAAAGGCGTAAACGTCATGGCATCTAAGCTGATGCTAAGTTTGTTCCCTGTGAACGCAACTTTCTTCAAGCTTCAGATCAATGATGGTAAGCTCAGCTTGGACCCCAGTTTGAGTGCTGCTGTTAAATCAGAGATTGATCTTTCCCTTTCCAAAATGGAACGGGTGGTCATGCAAAACATTGCCGAATCACAGGATCGAGTTATCCTCCACCAGGCAATGAAGCACTTGATTGTAACCGGAAATGCTCTGGTATACATGGGTTCAAGTGGTGTTAAACTTTATCCTCTTGACCGATTTGTGGTCGTCCGTGATGGAGAGGGTAATCCCACCGAGGTCGTTACTGTTGAATCAATTGACCGTCAATTCCTTCCTGCTGAGTTTCAAACAGAAGCAATCAGGAATGTAAATGATGTAGCTGATAATACTAGTGCTCCTAGTGTTGATGTTACCGTTGGCGAGAATGAAGTTGCTGTTTATACTTGGGCTAAGCTCAAGGATGGGCAGTGGCGTTGGCGTCAAGAAGCCGAAGGGAAAGTTCTTCCTGACTCCTTTGGTAAAGCCCCTAAGAATACAACGCCTTGGCTTCCTCTCCGCTTTAATGTGGTTGATGGGGAAGACTATGGGCGGGGCCGTATTGAAGAGTACCTTGGCGATCTGAGGTCCCTTGAGGGGCTGATGCAAGCCATGGTGGAGGGTTCTGCTGCCGCTGCTAAGGTAGTGTTCCTTGTTAGTCCTGCCGCTACCGTCAAGCCCTCTACGCTTGCTAAGGCAGGCAATGGCG